ATATAGGACAATTTTGCCGTCCCTATCTTCGAAATAGACGATGTAGTTTGGATATTCAGTTACCTTGAATCCAGTGCTCTGAATTACAGGTCCGTCGCAAGAATCTGCAAATTCATTCTGGAAGCATAACTCATAATAGAATGTTGAGTTAAGAGATGGGTAAAAATCTTTTCTTAAGGTAATCGTAGTGGTGTTTGAGTTGATGGAAGCATCCGTCTCGTCAATTACACCAACATACTTACTGTATCTAAACTTACCGTTGAACTTCTCGGTTCCAGATAGCTTGGTATACTCATCAACCGCAGAAATAACCTTTGTGCGGATCTCTTCGGGGAACTGGGTAGTTCTCTTGGTGTTGTAATAGATCTTACTATCAATCTCGATATAAACAACAGATGCATCCAGAATCTCTGGTGTGACCGACGCAACAGAGTAATCGCGCAATCCATCAATAATCTGCTGCTTGGTAAAGGTAGAAAGAGTGGAACCACTGTTTGGTTTGATGATAATCTTTACCTTACCATATTCTGGGTATCTCTCTTCTTCACCACCATATACGATGATATCAGATACTGCTGGATAGATCTTTCTGACAATCGCTGCATAATCAGCAGCCGTTACCGCTCTGTTCTGTGTTGCATATAGTTTAGGAGCATTGAATCGAATCTTATCAATTGACTCGATAGCAGCGCCCCCAGAGGCGCTAGAAACGGTCTCTACGTTTGAGATAGTGACTGGGTAGGTTTGATTGCTACTGTCCACCAGATTGCCAGCAAACGTGAACTGGGACGCTCCATTAGTTGCTGTGCCATTGGTGGTGAGGTAAGATACTTCAACAACCTCTTGATTGTCTAAAGCTCTACCAATTACGCCATCACCAAAGAACAGTTCATACTGTTCATCGAGAGTCTCATCAACATAGAAGATATTGTCATCAGACGCAACATCAATAATTGTATCAATCTGATTGTAATAAACAAACGAAGATGATGTGGGAGAATCAAAAACCTTGACACGAATTGTGCTAGTGTCTGCTTTTGGGTTAGCAAGCATGAATCTCTGCTTACTAATGCTTGTATCTACAACAAAGCGATTAGTAATCAGTGTTCCCTCAAATAGTGAGACATTAGTGAAGAATGCTTCATTGTTAGCAACAGGAACCTTGATATCATCGACAGCAACAAAACGATACAGCTTGTCGTCAAAGGTGGTAATAAATCCTGTGCCTTTCTGTAAAATAATGTTAGAAGGTGCTGTACCAGGAAAACTTACCTTAAAGTTTAATACGGCTTCTGGTGCAACAACTGACTTGGGTTTATACCCTAATTGCTTTGCTAACGTGATTACATTGTCACGAAGCGTAGCAGAATCAAGAAACAGTTCATTCACCACCATATTGGTGTTGAATGCTGTGTAATAGGTGTTATATGCTAATACATCAAGAAGGTTTGCCCACGCAGAACCTTCGAAGTCAAAGTCAGTAAAATCAGTCTGCGCTCTCAAGTATTCCTTGAGCGCAGTCTTAATATCATTAAAGTCTAGATTACTAACCTGAACGTAATTCATTATTGAGTTCTCTGCAAGAGGAAGTTAATTTGTAATGGTGCAGCGTCTTCGCGACCACGAATATCAAATTCAAAATTAACGTCAAAAGCATTATCATCATAATTAGGTTCTACTGTCAGGCTAACAACTTGAACCCTAGGTTCATATCTACGAACAGTATCGTTAATTTCATTCTTAATCAGTGCTGCAACACCGTAGTCAAGAGGTTCGAACAATAGTCTAGAAAGTCTTGATCCTATCTGGGGTTGAAAGAGTCGCTCCCCAGGAACAGTCAACAACAAATTCACAATCGATTGCTTGATAGCAGCATCTTCTTTTGATACTTGCAAATCGCCAGTAATCGGGTGTGGCTTGAAGTTAATCTTTAAATCCTTAAAAGGAGCGAAATCGGGCACAGCAACACAATTTTATTTTTATTTATAGGGTCATTCGTGCCATCTTTCAACGTAGTCATCAAAACCATGAGCCCCACCGCAAGGTCTCGAATAACGGTCTTCTGGAATCTTGTATTCAGTTTTCTTTAGATACTTATCAGATGCTACCTCGGTGATAAGTGTCATACCTGATTCAATAAAATCTTTACTTTTGTCGGTTGGTGAAATACCCATGAAAAAACCTCCCTAAAGTCTACAAACGTAGAACTTTTAGAGAGGTTGCTATCTCACACGTATTTATTTACCCTGACCGCGATACTTCTTACGTGCCTTGTTTCGTGAAGTCGCAGCATACTTGGTATTCTTACCCATACCTTGACGAGTGCTCTTGGGCTTCGACTCGATCATCTTGCCGCCCATCAATCCAACTTTTGCTCTTGCCATAGTCCTTATCTGTTGACCTTGATATTATACCACAAAACTCATCCACCCGCAATCACCGAGTGGGATCCTTGTGCCATTACAGCACCACCAGATAATAAGTCGCCAACTCTTGCAACATTTTTCTTATTAACAAATACAGTTAATGACCCTTTAGTAATTTTATCAATATGTGGGGGCTTTTTACCACACACATGAATACCAGTAACATCACCAACTTTTGCTACCTGTACCTTATTGATCATTACATTGGCAGATCCCGTGACTACAGGAACAGGAAACCAGCAATCATGTCCGCTTTCAAAATCACCTACTCGTGATACTCCAGAGCCCGCTGCCATTAGAACTTTGCCTCCTCGCCAGGTTTTGCTGCCTTTTGTTTATTTATGCGGTACTGAATGCGCTTTGCATGAGGAATCCAGTTATTATCTACATCCATGTACGCTTGGAAGTACCAAGTATACGGAGGACATGTAGAAGTTACGGTAATTACATAGAAGAAGCGCAGCGTCACGATTTGAGAAGGCTTCATCGACCACATATAGTTACTGTTTGCTGCAGCAGTTTGTACCGATTTAGATCCTACAGTCTGTGCAGCACCTGGAAGTACCTCGTTCTGACTGATGGGCAGAGTTCCGCTCCCTGGAATATTCTTCTCTACAGTAACCGCTTTATCCCTCGGAAACGCTGGAGCAGTTATAGTACCAATACCACCAGTCTTTGAAGTACCTCGGAGATTATCCTTGGTGTTCGGAGTTTCTGCACCAGTATACAATTCACTGAAACCAGCATCCCCATCCCACAAATACTTCTCCGAAACATACCCCGACAGGGCAATCGGGAGAGCAAGTGTTGGGCTACCTGGGATAACTGGTCCAATACCAAAGTAATTTACATTCGGTTCACGAAATGCACTAAAGTTCATCTCTGGGATATTCCCAGGTCCCCTGGTTACCAAGACTGACACCCCAGGACCGTTGAAAGGCGTCCCTGTGCCAGGATCTATACGAACACCCGTGATTAACTCTACAGACGGTTGTACGGGGGAAAACGGGGTGCCTCCAGGGCATATTAGATTACCCTGTGCCGTGATCGTGACAGGTTGGATAAACTCGTAGATATTCAGATTGACACTGGCTCGTGGTATCTCAAATAGTGAAGGTCCTGAAGCAGGGAAAATCTGCCACATACCACCAGTATTGATAAATCCAGGTCCAGGTAAAAGTATTGCCATTACTTCTCTAACTTCTGCAAGCGAATCTCTACATCATCAAAGAATTCGGTAACTTTTTCATGCTTTTCAGAGCCAGGTCGCTTATACATGAGTTGAGGAGATTTTAGAGAGGTGATCTCTTGCTTAAGCAAAGCTATCTCCTCTAATGCATACTCAAGCACTTGTTGGATCGTCAGATTCTCGTTCTGTAATTTCTTTGAGGAGTTCGAATCTCTCATCTTGTTTGTCTGCATTCTTAAAGTTCTCGGCGGCGCGTTTCTCAAATTGCTCACAGAAGTCGTCAAATTCGGTAAGGACTTCTGCTTGCTTATTCAGATATCCATCGTAGTCTTTCATTTCTTGTATGGAGGTAGTATTGCAAATATCGTATCCCAGAATGTGTTTAGAATCCACTCGGGTATTCTGAATATGATATCGATAATATCTTTCTCTTTCCGAGTAGGTGGGATATATGTATATTTATTGGAGACCTTCGGTTCTTTTTGTGTTTTTGTACTACTAGGCGCTTGTCGCCTCCTTGCAGTATCTCGACGTACTCGACTTCTCTGGCGTTTTTCTTCCTGGAGAATTTTTTTGACTTGGACATTATGCCGATGGCGATTTGTAACCCCTGAAAGCCTTGAACCTCTTTTCATGTCTCGGAAATTTTTTATATACGGGTTTGCTGGATTTTTGAATTTCGCTGAAATATTTAACTCGCTTGGGTAACACTTTGTAGGTTAGAAAGAAGGTACTTTTTTCGCTCGGCGGGGCCATACATCCGTACTATCCGCAAAAATACAGTCCAGGGGCGGGGTAGCCCCCAGACTGTGCTATGATCAGTGGTTGTCGAGGCAGTCGCTGACCCATTGGGCGAACTGCTGCAGTGCCATCATGTCGAGCGGGTCGGCAGTCTCGAAGATGGGTGCCTTGCTGCTGCGTTGCTTTGTGCTGTTGACGATGAACACCTGATGATCAGTCTCGTCTGCAAACCAGGCAGCAGAGTCGGGGTCAGTGGCATCCTGCCCACTGAAGATGGCAGCAGGAATGCCAGGGTAGACGCGGCGGATCTTATCGAACTCGCTACAGGCACGGTCCAGCATAGAGGAGTCGATGTAGGTCTTGCCCTCTACGATGAACGCCAACTCGCCGTCCTTATATGCATGGATGTCCACTTGGGTACGCTTGATGTGGTTGCCTCCCCTGCTCTCAATCATGATATAGTCGTTGTGCTTGCAGACAATGGAGGGATCGACGGCATAGATCACTGCCTGTGCGATGGTCTCGTAGAGGTCGCCCATGGATGCCCTCATCTTGCCGCCAGCGTTGCTCTCTGCCACGTACTGTGCATGAAGGGGGGCTATGGTCTCGCTGTAGATCCGAAGGGCGTTGGTCAGATCGAAGCGGGTTGCGGTCGTCATGTGGTTGTGTCGTTGGTGGTATTGTAGCATGAATGGGGTCAGACCCCGAACACCAGATCAGCGATCGCGTTGGTGTTGGCATCGGTGCGACACCAACGGATGGGGGCACCAGAGGGAGGGCACATCCAGATCATGCATTCCTCTCCCCACACTTGGGCGATCCTAAAGGCGTGGTTGATGTCGGTTGCCCAATCGCAGCCCCACTGATCGAAGGATTGCCAGGAGGCGGGTTGAATGGCGAAGGTCATCAGGTCTTTTGCTGTTGAGAGAATTCTACAGGGTCAGGAGGGCAGGGCCGCCCTCCTAGTGTTCGGTTCGGAGATCGCCCATCATCTCTGCCATCTGTCCAGCGATAGCGAAGGCAGGCGATCCGATGGGATGCCCTCCCTCTGCTGTGCCGTTGTTCATAGTCCAGACGATGCGACGGGTCTGAATGTCGGTGCTCATGCTGTAGGTCATAGAAGGAATGCGAAGGGGTCAGGGTGTGGGGCGTGTGCCCTAGGAGAGTTCTGCCATCATCTCATTCATCTCGTCAGCGTCGATCGCTGCGCTATCCCATGCCACACCGTCGCCAGTCTTGACAAGGTGGCGTCCGATCTGCCCGTCGGTCATGCAGCGCACGAACTTCTCCCAAGGGGTCTCGCTGTCAGAGCAGAACTCGACACACGCCTTGGCGGTGTTGTAAAGGAATTCATCGTTGCCGATCCAGAGGGAGGCATTCCAGGTCTCGTAGTTTGCCCAACCGTTGTAGGTGCTGATGGTGGAAGCGGTCATGATCT